TGTTGCCAAGTTTAAAGGAGCAACAGGTCGCCGTCTCACTTCCCTTGAGTGCCATGATATTCTGTGCAAAATCGGGGAAGTTGTTGTTGTGGGTGGAGTCAGACGGAGCGCAATGATTTCTTTGTCTGATTTGTCAGACGATAAGATGGCGCATGCTAAAGCAGGTAACTGGTGGGATGGTCAAGGTCAACGTGCATTAGCAAACAACTCTGCTACTTACATTGAGACACCCTCTATTGGTCAATTTATGCGGGAATGGAGTTCTATTTATGAATCACACTCAGGAGAGCGTGGAATCTTCAACAGAGAAGCGAGCCAAGTACAGGCTGCTAAGAATGGACGACGTGATGCAACTTATGCTTTTGGTACTAACCCTTGTTCTGAAATTATTCTACGTCCTTATCAATTTTGCAACTTATCTAGCTGTATTATTCGTAGCGATGATGATATTGACTCCATCAGCAATAAGATTCGTTTGGCAACAATTCTTGGCACTTTTCAAGCGTCGTTAACAGACTTCCCTTACTTGCGTAAAGTGTGGCAGAAGAACACTGAAGAAGAAGCACTCTTAGGTGTGTCGATGACTGGTATTTGCGACAACACTTTGTTGAATAACCCTGATGATGTAGACTTACCTGCTAGATTGGAGAAACTCCGTGATATCGCTATTAATACTAACGCTGATTTTGCTGCTGCTATTGGGATTAACCAAAGCGTTGCTGTTACCGCAGTTAAGCCTGAAGGAACTGTATCGCAACTATGTTCTACTGCGAGTGGTATTCATCCTCAGCATAGCAAGTATTATATCCGTCGTGTTAGAGCTGACAATAAAGACCCTTTAACTCAGTTCATGATTCAAGCTGGTTTTGTTGCCGAGCCTTGTGTGATGAAACCTGAGTCAACAACAGTCTTTAGTTTCCCTGTTGCTGTCGCCGAAGGTGGACTATTGCGTGAAGACTTGACTGCGATTGAGCACTTACGCTTGTGGTTGATTTTCCAGCGTCACTACTGTGAGCATAAGCCGTCTGTGACTATTTCTGTCTTAGAGAAAGAATGGATGGATGTTGGAGCTTGGACGTTCAAGCATTTTGATGAAGTGACTGGAGTGTCGTTTCTGCCGATGGATGGTGGTACTTACAAACAAGCACCTTACGAAGAATGTGACGAAGAAGCCTACAACCGATTAAAGTCGTTGGTTCCTGATACAGTAGACTGGGAGAACTTCAAAGAATACGACGATAATGTCGAAGGCGCTCAGATGTTGAGCTGCACCGCAGGTGGGTGTGAAATCTAATTCCTTGTGTGTGGTAGTACTTTAGCCCCTCTTCGGAGGGGTTTTTTATTGTAAAGTTATGATTAAGGGATTGTAAAGTGTTTCTTATAGTATACAAAAACACAAAAATGTATACTATACGCTACATTATTTGAACGGGCGAGTGCCGTTTCTGTCAATAATTAAGGCTTGTTTGCGTGGTGGTCTAGCTGGCATATCAGGAACGCTTATGTGCGTCCATGAGGCGAATTCTTCAATGATTTGGTCGTAGGGTATGTCCGCATCAATGCAAGCCTGTACGACCTGTTTAGGGGTCATGCCGGGGACTCTAATATCTGCTGCACAGCCAATACGATGTTGGCTAGTATCTTTAGAGCCTACAGCATCATTTACTTGTTTAGACCTAAAGCCAGAATTAATCATGATTGGCTTACCGCCTAAGACTGTCTTAACCTGCTCAAGCAAAGCTGCCACTCGCATTAGATTAGCTAGTTCACCTGCTTTAGGAGTGTTATCAAACTGTCTATGAGAAGTAACAGTCAGTTCTTCTAATGTAAAATGCTCTGTAAGATTCACTTAGCAGTTCCGTTTTTAGCGTAGAACATAGTTCTGTCACCAAAGAGGTAGAACCCTACAATAGCGGCAAAGTTATCTACTTCAGGAGAAGGTGTACCCATGATGTGTGTCCAAGCCCATGCTCCGAGGGCTACAGCAACCACCAGAGGACGTTGGAGACGTATGATAGCCTCTACCCACAGGTAAGTAGGATTAGAGCCACCTGCATCGTTTAAAGCCTTGAACATATCCAAATCTAATTGTTTGACTTGAGTATATTGTTCTATAGTGGCTGGCTTAAAGGTATCAGGCGCTACAAACTTAGCAATTAAAGACTTTCCTAAATCGACTGCTAACGGAGCAAATGCTGCTAGTAGTGTTATTGGGTCCATTATTGTCCTTCAGGTGGATTCAGAGCACCAGTTAATAAACCACGATAAGCCAAGTTAGGCGCTCTAGGAGTTGCTCCTGAAGCAATTTCTTGAATACCTCTTGTTGCCGCTTGGCGACGTAATGCACCTTGTAGTAAATCAGCTGTCAAACCACCACCAGCAACAGCTGCAGTCAACATAGGCGCTTGCGTAGCACCATAACCAGCTCCTGCAGCAGCTAACTGTGAACGTAGTGGACTAAAACGAGCAATAAGAGACAATACAGAGTCAAACGGACCGCCTTTAGCTACTGACTTAATGATGTTTTGTTCAGCAGGTGTGAACGCTTTCATTTTGTCTTTGTTTGCTGCTAAATTAATCATGCCTCTACGAATCAATTCGCTTTCAGATGCTTTAGGGTCTAAGGCTTTTACTTCTGCCACATTCAAAGCATCTTCTAGAGTCTGTGCTCTGTTAGCGTTTCTCCAGTCCTTACGGGCAGACATAATATCTTTAACGGCTTTATCAATACCGTCTTTACCAGCAATGATGTCTTTACCTGTGATGTTACTGATATAGTCATCAACTTTTGTAACAGCCACACCGCCTAAACGCTGTACATCAGCATCTTTACTCGCTTTTAAGTCGTTTAACATTCCTCTCATTTTGTCTAATGAGCTAAACGGAAGTTCAGTGTTTGTTCCCAAGACACGAGTTATTTCATTTAAACGAGCAGTTACTTCTCTAGCAGAGTCTGTGCCGGGAACCATACGAGCATCGTCAAGCGCAGTATTGATTTTTTGAATCATACCTTGTACACTTGTTGGCTTTAAAGTAATTCCAGCATCCTCAACCGCTTGATAGGATTGAACAGCTTTTTGTTTGACTTGAGCAATAGTCTCTCTAGGGCGATATTTGTAGTCAAGACCTTTACCTGTTGTCGCTGCAGCTACTGTACCAGCAAGAATACCTGCAATAGTGGCAGCAGTATCACTTCCAGTTACTTCCTTAACAACTTCAGCAGTTGGTTGTGCAGCAAGACCAGCAACAGCAGCAGTAGGTACTTGACGAACTAAGTCAGCCGCAAGAGCCGGGACATTAGGAGCTAACTTAGCCATTCCCGCAGTGCTTGCCATCGCTTGCGTACCAGCCTGTACAGCTCGTTCTGTTGCAGTTTCAGGGGTTGGTAACACTTGACTTAGCATTTGACCCTGAGCTGCCGCAGGAGAAGCCATACGATAGTCTGAACCAAGTGCTTGAGCACCAAGATTGACACCGCCTCTAACAGCTTCTAATATCATAGTAGCAGGAGATGTAAATGCTTCGTAACCAGCACGAGCAGTTAAACCAACTTGACGAGCTAACTCATCTGGAATTGAACGCTTCTGTGGAGCTTGTGCAGCTTGAGCTGGAGCCTGTGCTGCTCCGCCAGATAACTCTTCTAAATCTGCATCGGACAACTCTGTAGCAGAATTGTAGGTTACACCATTAATGGTATATTTTGGCATTATTAATCCTCAATAGTTACAACAAGACCAGACGTGAGTGTACGAGTTTTCTTTTCAGCAGAAGGTTGTGTTGTAGGCTGTGCTGGTGCTTGACCTGCAAACAAAGGCTCTACTTTCTGAGAAGTACGTCGTTGGTCAATACGAGAAGCAGTACGGTCTTTAGCTTTTACAATAGCTGCATTATAGCGGTTTAATGCTTGTAAAGAAGCCTCTGAGTCATTGCGTCCGTAAGCAGCAACCAAAGCATTAGCAAAACGCAATACGTCTTTATCTGTCTGTACACCTTTTTCAGCACTAACTTGTAAGTTAACAGCTGTGTCCACTGCAGATTTCAAGGCTTCATACGCACGACTTTCCTCAGTAGAGTTACCGATAGCATTTTGTGCCATATACTTAGCATTGTTAACAGGACTTAGGTTTAACTTGCGAACACCTTTAGCATCTGGAGTCAAGTTTTTAATTGATGGACCAAGTGCTTCAGCTTGTGCTGTATAAGTGTCAATAGCTTCCAAATCTTTATCTTCGCTCTTTTGTAAACTAGCAGACAAAGGTTTAGCTGGAGCAGCTCCTTTAGTTGCAGCAATTTCTGCTCTACGTAGTTTTGCATCTTGTGAACGCTGTAAAACTTGAAGAATCTTATCAGGAGAACCATACTTAGTTACTATTGAAATAACATCTTGTTCTGATGCGTTAGGAGGTAGGGCTGACAATTCAGCACGAAGTTTCTCTTCTTGTGAAGCAGACAACTGTTCCTTAGCTATTGTTCCTTCTGTTCTTTGAATATCTAATTGTGTCTTTTGAAGACCTAAACCACTTTTTTCCATTTCATCAGCACGTTGTGAAGCCATCATAGCTTCATTAGGAGCGTCCTGTTGTAACGCACGAGCAAATTCACGCATACCTACTGGAGATGTTAAATCAAACTGTGTAGACAGTTGTTTAATAGCAGAAACTTTTTGCAACTCAGGGTCTTCCATTCCTAACAAACTTCCAACTCCTCGTCCAAACGCTCTACTACCTTGCAAAATAGCAAGTTTAGATTGTTCCAAAGGAGTTAATTGAACTGCTCGATAATCTTGAGCATACTCACGAGCTTGTTGTTGACGCTGAAATGCCGCAGGGTCCACCCCAAATAAACCACCTACAATATTATCTGCCATAATTTTTCCTTAATTAGTATCCAAACCCACCACCAGCATTTGCTTCAGAAGAACTTAATCTACCTTGGCTCATGGTTGGACTTGCTCCGCCGTAGAAATTTGAAGAGCCTGAATACATTGGAGCAGCACTACTGCCGCCACCACCAATAAGACCGCCAAACCAACTGCTAGGACTACCAAAAGACTGTATAGCAGAACCAACCCCTTGTATACCCATTGCCATTGGGCTGTAGCCTTGATACTGGCTATATGCCTGTGCTGCTGCTTGTTGAGGCTGAAGATACAATGCACCAGCTCTTGCACCTGCTTGAGCATATTGGTCAGCTAAGGAAGTACTAAGTTTGAACGGGTCTTGTCCCATTGTTTCAGTTGTTCTTAAAAGACCTAACTGAGCTTCTAGTGGACTATACCCAGCAGTTGTCAGTGAAGGTACTTGACGTAACAATTCACCACCAGTACCAAATAAACCAGCACCAAACTTAGTTCTAGCCATGCCAGCTTGTTCAGCTTGTGCAGCCAGTTCTAAGTCTTGTCTTGCTTGTGCATTATACAGTGCTTGTGCGGCAGGATTAGACGGAGAACCACCAGTGCCTGTGTTAACTGCTAGACCGCCTGTACCACGACCAAAGTTGGTTGTTCCTAAACGAGCCTGTGCAGCCTCACGTCCGGGAGCTAACAAGCCCTGTTGTTGTGTCATAAAGTCTTGAGCAGCTTGCTCAGGAGACTTAGCTAGGTATTGTTGACCTAAGTTAAAGAGACTAGAAGCACCGCCATAAATAGGTTGTGCAGCTTGAGCTACTTGTGTAGGGTCATAAGCACCTGCTTGACCAAACAGTCTACTTTGGATAGCTTGTAGCTCTGGAGACAGTTGATAACTACCTTTGCCGTCTTCAAACTTAGATGTACCAAAGGCAGTTGTCATCCCATAAGGGTTGAACTGCGCCATTGCTGATGCTTTATCGGCAGCAGCTCGTAATGCTTCTGCCTGTCCTTTAGCAGCGTCTGCTGCTTTAGAACCGCCAATTATTCCACCGACTGTGCCAACAAGCCCACCCGCTGCTGAAGTAAATCCACCCATTATAGACTCCTACTATATATGTGATACATTTGATTATCCTGATTTATAAAATCTGTTTTAAACTCAAACCCGATTGACTTACCAAACTTTACTAGTTTTTTATTATCTTCATGTGCCATAGCCATAATAGGAATAGACACTAAGTGTTGCAACAAGTTTAAATCTTCTAAATACTTTACTTTAATTGCTGGTGTCCATTTACGGACATCTGAGTGAAACCACAATAAGTTGTCATAAAGCTCTAACAACATTGTGTAGTCTTCACGAATGACGACAGGTACTTTAACCATTAATATCCAACAGCAAACCAGAAAGTTGTTTCACCCGGATTTCCTGTAACAAACACAAATCCAGATGTAGTGTACGAATTGACAGCCCAACTAGATGCACCTGAAGTTCCTGTGGTTGCGAATTGAGCTGTTATAGAAACAACATTTGTTGGAAATACAATTGGAAATGAAATAGATTGTGAACTGGTTGTTCCAGTTACCTTACCCCACTGCATAATTGTTCCATTAACAAGTGTAATATAACCACTAGTTGCTGTGTTACTAGATGCTGAAACAACAGTAGATGCAAGTGTTATTGCACCAGCACTGTTGGTAACAGAAATCCCTGAACCCGCTGTCAGGGTTGCTTTAGTTAATGTATTTCCTGTGGAGTTACCAATTAGCAACTGCCCGTCTGTATAACTAGACTGCCCTGTACCGCCGTCGGCTACAGCTAAATCAGTAATTCCAGTAATACTTCCTCCAGCAATAGTCGGAGTATTTATAGTAGGTGAAGTTAATGTTTTATTTGTCAGAGTAGTTGTAGCAGTTCTTTCTGCAACATCGGCTGCAGTTACAAACGCTGTTGTGGCTATTTGAGTCGTGTTTGTATTAGCAGACGCAGTAGGAGCTGCTGGAGTACCAGTAAATGTTGGGCTATTGATGTTTGATTTTGACGCAATCGCTGACGAAATAGCGGTTAACTCAGTATCAATTTCTGCACCTTTAACAATCTTTCCAGCGTTTCCTGTCGGAAGTCCGTCTTTAGCGGTAAAATTCGTTGCTTTATTATAATCTGCCATGTTGTGTCCTTAAACTAATGTTTTACCTGCTTTAACCGCAACGTCAATCTTCTGAATTGACATAGGGTTTCCATTGATGTCTGCTTCTAAACCAAGTTGCATAATTGTTCCTGCACCACCAGCATTGATAGAGAATCTATCTAATACAATGCCTGAAGAGTATTCAGCAATATTGTATTCACCAATACCGTATTCATACACAACTGCAGTGTCTAGCGTATAAGTGGTAGCGTTATAACTTTCAGTGTAATCAAAACCCCACTTAACCGCTACAGACTGGTTTGTACCTCCAATGAGAACCCAGCCAATCTTCTTTAAAATCTTGAGTTTTGTAGAAGCATCAAAATCAAAGTAGTTCGTGTAATACTGTAAGCGGTAAGAAGAGCCGTTATCAGAATGACCAAAATACTTCCCAATGTAAGATGTTTTACCAATCAATAGTTCTTTAGCTTGTGTAATACAAAAAGACTTAGGCTCTAAGTTATCCCAAACAGTTACTCTAGCTGAACCATCTTCTAATCGTGAGCGAGTGTCAAAGCAATAAACAAACTTAGTGGTCGGAAGCGACAATAAATAAATAGCATCTCTTTCGTGATAAATACTTTTAATCTTGCCTAAATCAGCTTCAGAGAATACGTTACCCATTAAATCGTCACGAACATTCTTAGACACATCGTTCATGGGAAGCGATTTCTCTAGAATCACACGAGCAAGACTACGAACACCTGCATTAGACAAGAACAGCAAGTCTGTACCAATGTTTTGAATAGAGTCTCTTGACAGACATCCTACATTATAAATAATGTCTTGTAATACTAATGCACCTGTATCAATCGGGTTAGCGTAGATAGCGATGTTGTTACGACCAAAGATAACTAAGAAGCCATTATGTGCAGCGATAGCGACAATGTTATCAGCATTAGGAAACACTTCTTGTAGGTTTAAATAACCTGCAGAACCTGTTGTAAAGTCTGTACCACGCAACAAGTCACTAAAGTAAACAGTCTGTGTATCACCAACAATATTACCTACCCAGATACGTCCATAAGCAGACAATACAGCGTTAGGTTGAAAACTAGCAGTGCTGTGGTTTGCTGGCAATGTGCCAATGTCGCCGACTTGTTGAAAGCCAAAAGTACCTGAATCGTGAGCGTGTCCAGCACCACCAGACACGGGTAACTCGTGCCACACCAACATTGGATGTCCAGCCTGTGCAAGGTACGCATGAGGTTGAAAGTCGTTTACATCTCCGTAAGGCATCGCACCCATCTGCCAGTTATTAGCAGTAATAGTGTAAGTAGCGTTGCCTGAGTTAGTAGCATTACGAACTAACTTTTGTGTAAGTGTTGCACGACCAGTAAATAACTTATTGTTACCAGCAGAGATGATAGTGTTGTCACCGCCATCAACTACTTCCATCATAGCTTCAATTGGGTTAGACCCTAAATCAGCGTTGGTAGCATTTAAAGGTGTCCAACCACGTCGAGCACCAATACGACCATATCGGTCAATCACACAGTTCTGTGCTTTAAGTGCAAATCCCGAAGCTAAAGTAATACTTGATTCTTGGAGGTTGAGTCCGTAGAATCCCGGTGCAGCAATTGAGGAAGTTCTGAGTTCTCCAGCCATTAGACGCTATACCATTCAGATTCTTCAATGTATCTTGCTGACTCTAACGAGATAGCATCGGATAGACTTTGCTTAAAGAGTGCATAAGTCTCAGCAGACTGTACACCTCCGTCTTCACCACGCTCAGCTTGCGCTCTAGCCAATGCACCGAGAATTACAGGCTCGTGTGGAACTAAGAGTTTGTCTGAGTTAGCTACTAATTCTACTTGTGGTCGAATGACGTTAAAACGAATGTTGTATGCACCATCGGGAATAGGGAATAAATCTACCTGTGTATCACCGTCAGTATTTGTACCGTTAAAGTTATAGTACATTGGTGAGTTCTTTGTAACAGAACCCAACAAAAACATTTGGTTCATCCAGCCAGTAGTAGCGTTTTTAAGAGTAGTGTTGCTAGTATCATTTAGGACATCAATCACACGAAAACGCTGACCTGTGCCTTCTAAGACATAGTTAAAGATGTCTGCAGTCGTAGTGGCTGAAAGAGTCTCTGATAAGCTATTCCAGTTATAGGCATCTTCTACTTGACGCTTAGAATCATTAATATATTTAGAAATGAGTTTAACATAAGCGTTATCAGACACTGAGGAAGCCTCTGGCTCACGCAGTCGGACTAACACATCGTTAGTTAGTTCTAGGTAGTTTTTAGATGCCATATTTTCCTAAGCAGTTTAACACAGTTTTGGCTGTGTGTCAATAATTATTTTTATGAACCGCAGTCCCACTTTTTTAATGCCAATGCTTTACGGGTTGGCCTGCCTTTTTCATCCTTCATAGGACCAGCAACACCACCCATTCGAGCACAGAAACTCTTGCGTCGTCCAGCCGCTTTAGGCGACTTTGCAGCCTCTTTAGCAGACACTGGTGGCTTTAGCTTAGAACCAGTAGTCTTGTTGTAGTAGTCTCTACCTTTTTGATTGAGACCACCTTCAGGGTTCTGAAACGCTTTCTTTGGCATTATTTCTTCTTCTTAGCAGTCTTAGCAGAGTCTTTAAAGTCTTTAGCAGTAGGAGCGCCTTTAGAGCCTACTTTACGCATCTTCTCGCCAGAGCCAGCCTTAATACGAGCTTTCTTGGCAGCGATATTTGCGTACAATCCGGGTTTAGTAGCCACGCATTGCTCCCGTCTTCTTCATTGGTTTTTTAGTCATTCCTGCTTTGCTCATTGCAATAGCTACTGCTTGCTTCTGTGGTTTACCGCTTTTCATTTCTTTCTTGATATTTGAAGAAATAGTCTTTTGTGATTTACCTGATTTGAGTGGCATATTAATCCTTTAAGCAAAGTTTTGTACAGTTGACCTAGCGTCTAACTCTACTGTAATCACAACAGTAGTGGTAGCACCTGTTTCAGAGATAGCTCTAATTTCATCTCCCTCATCTAAAACAACATAATTGCCATCACCTAGCAAAAAGAATGTTTTAGAAGAAAGTGGATAAGAAGAAGCAATCGCTACTTCTACGTTTTCACTCTTGTCGTACCACCAACAGCTAAATGTCTTAGCTGAAGAAGTGTTATTAAAAGCGTACAGCAGCTTCCACAATGCCATGTTCCTAGTTGGAACAACGAACAAGGTTGTTTTGGTATTTGCTACTAAATTTTTACCAACTGAATGTGAACGCATATTGCCTTATAAGTGTTTTAAAATCCAGTCCTTAAACAAGGTCAGGAAGATACCAATACCAGAAGCTAAGAAAGCGACTCCCCCTAAGAAGCCTTTATAACGCATCATCTCATCACGCACGGCATGGATACATTCCAGTATCTCTTTCTGGCTTTCTTGTAGTTTTTCTACTTCAGCTTCTAACACAGCGATACGCTCAATGGAATCAGTCATTTAAGGTTTACTTTCATCATACTGGTTTAGGTTCATTAGTTGTAAGAACTGTACCGTCCCAAGTAAAACCAATATTACCAACACCTTCTACTTGTATTAATTCAAATACTCTAGGTGTTACATTTAGATTAAGCACCCAAATCATTGCTGGAGTAGTAGCTTGAATAAGCATAGTTGCATCTGTTGGCGGTGTCCAATCTGAACCGCCATCCCACATGACTAAATTAGTTACCACATTATTTTTAACAATTAGATAATTTTGAGTTGTCATATTAGATTACCATTCAAAAATTACAATACCTGCAGCGCCCGCAGCAGCAGACCACTGTCCAGTAGATGTTCCACTAGCACCACCGCCACCACCACCATAAGATTGACCTGCAATAGCATTACGAGTATTAGCAAGTGCACTTTGTGATTGTGGTGAAAGTAAACTAGCACCACCAGCACCAGAATAATAATTTGCTAAAGAATCAGCAACAGCTAGACCACCCGGATTACCATATAAATTTATTGTTCCCGCACTTCCAACACCACCTGAAGCATTTTGATTGGTTGGAGCAGCAAAAGAATTTACGCTTCCAACACCCCCAGTAGCAGAAATAGTTGTAATAGTTTGTGTTCCAGATGCAACAGAGGAAGTTCCGCCAGTACCGCCTGTTCCTGTACCTCCTGCTGCACCACCTCCACCAACAGTTACTGCTAAAGTATTTCCTGCTGTTAGACTAGTTAAATAAGAAATAGCTGCACCACCACCACCGCCACCGTGTGCAGTTCCGTTTCCTGAGGCTTGACCATAAGAACTACCACCTCCACCGCCACCACCAACTACTGTAATTTTTAATGCAGTAACTCCAGTAGGAATAGTAAATGTTCCGTTTGCTGTAAATGCTTGACCGCGATTACCAACATAAGCAGAAGTAGCACTATTTGTTACTGTTACTGCTCCAGCAGCACCTGATATAGAAATACCAGTACCAGCTACAATAGATGTAACACCAGTATTGGTAATAGTTGATGCCCCTGTAGAAGCACTTACAGAAATACCTGTTCCAGCAGTTAGTGTATTACTTGTATAGCTATTTGGATTTGAGGCAGCATAAGCACCTAAATTTGTTAATGCACCAGCCGACGTAGTTGAACCAGTTCCACCGTTGGCTACGGCTACAGTACCAGTAACATTTGATGCAGTTCCTGTAGTATTCTGATTTAGTGTTGGAATATCCGCTGCAACAATAGCTCTAAATGTAGGCACTCCAGCAACACCAGTAGGAGCAGCCAGTACAGTGTTGGCTGTTTGTGAAGCAAAGTTAGAAGGAGTAACTGCTAGTGTTCCGCCAAGCGTTAAGTTACCTGTTGTTGTGACTGTTCCACTTAGAGAAAGACCCGATACTGTACCTGTTCCACCGACAGAAGTAACTGTACCTGTATTAGCTGTTGCACCTGCTGCAATACCGTCAAGTTTAGCAGCATATGTACTAGTCATATAACCATTAACAGTTGAAGTAGCAGCAGCCATAGAAATAGCTGGGGTTGCTCCTCCACTTGATACTACTGGGGCAGTTCCTGTAACGGAAGTAACCGCAGAGGTTAAATATGTGCTTGTATCTAATGACCAAGTATTTGCAGCAGTCTTTTTAAGTAACCCTGATGTACCAGCAATATCACCAATAGCTTGTAAGTCTGCATCGTACCCTTGCACAGTTGAGCCAATTGCTGCTGGTTGTAGTGCTGTTCCAGCTAAAGTTCCTTGAGCAGCAGTAGCATAATCTGTAGATGCCGTTGTAGCAGCAGTACCTAAACCTAAAGAAGTTCTCGATTGTGCTGGAGTTTCTAAAGTCCAAGTAGTTCCGTTACCAACAATAAAGTTATCTGCAGTAGGGGCTAATGCAGCTATAGCGGATAAATCAGCATCATACGCTTGTACGTTAGTACCGATAGCAACACCTAAGTTAGCACGAGCAGTAGCTGTATTATTTAAATCTGATAAGTTATTGGTAGCAATCAATGCACCAGATAATGAAGCATAAGCATCTAACCAAGCTGAACCATTCCAGACTTTCATAGAACTAGAGGATGTATTAAAATACAAAGCACCAGTTAATAACGCATTACCGTCGTTATCTAATGTAGGTGCTGTTGATTTAGGACCTAAATATCTATCATCAAAACTATCGTAAGATGCTGCCGCATTAGATTCAGAAGTTGCTGCATTAGTTGCTGAAGTTGCTGCATTAGTAGCTTGCGTAGATGCTGTAGAAGCTGAGTTACTTGCGTTAGTAGCCGATGTAGCTGCATTAGATGCAGAAGTAGACGCAGCAGAAGCTGATGTAGAAGCGTTAGAAGCCTGAGTAGTGGCTATTCCTGCTTGTGTTGTGGCTGTGGATGCTGACCCTGAAGCACTCGTTGCGCTGGAAGCTGCATTAGTAGCAGAAGTGCTGGCATTAGAGGCTTGAGTAGTTGCTGTAGAAGCACTTCCTGAAGCGGATGTAGCTGAACTTGCTGCATTGGTTGCAGAAGTGGAAGCAGCCGATGCACTGTTTGAAGCATTAGTTGCTGAAGTACTTGCTGAACTTGCTGAAGTGGACGCATTAGTTGCCTGTGTAGTTGCAGTAGATGCTGAACCAGATGCAGCAGTTGCTGATGTAGATGCAGAAGATGCACTACTCGCTGCGTTCGTTGCAGAAGTAGATGCCTCAGATGCCTTAGTAGTAGCTGTAGAAGCAGAAGCTGCAGCGTTGGTAGCAGACGTAGATGCTGATGAGGCTGAGTTAGCTGCATTAGTTGCAGACGTAGAAGCACTAGATGCCGAAGTAGAAGCATTAGATGCTGATGTACTTGCAGCAGTAGCAGAGGCTTGAGCAGCGTCTGCGTCAACTTGAGCTTCTGCAGCTAACTGAGCAACTAATGTTGCTTCACTGGATGCGTCGTTAACTGCATCACCTGAACCACCGGGACCTCTGTAGATAGACATTTAAACTTCCTCAGAAGTTGTTACGGTTTTCTTAGTAGTTTTTACTGCAGGTTTTACTTCTTCTTTAACTTCTTCGTAAGCAGGGTTCTCACGAGTTGTAACAATGTCTACTTCTTGTTCAAAAGAAATAATGTTGCCAGAAACTTTGCATTTAAACTTAACCATTTGTATCTCCACAGTTTATTTTAAAACTCTTGCTAGAGCACTAAAGTAAACTGCCCCAGCAGTCGCTACCGGGGCAGAGTCAAACTAAGTTACTACTTAAGCTGGAACAATCAAAGCAACAGAAGCGTAGTCACGCAACTCAGCTACACCGTAGAGTGTGTCTGCAGTGAACAATGTACCGAGGTACTCTTGTTTGTACTGAGTCTGTGAACGAACACCAACTTGCTCAACCAATACCATTGCATCTTTGTGAGCCATTAAGCAAGCACGAGCTGCAGTAGAACCAGAAGTTGTATCAGCATTGCTAGATACAAATACAGGCATACCGTAGAGGTTACCGATTTCACCATTGCGAATGGTGTTAGCAGAACCTTGCTCACCAACAAACGCTTGCTCAGTGTAACGAGCCAAGCCCATCAATGTGTTACGGCTTGATGGAGGGATGATGAAGAAACGACCATCCATTGGAACATCGCTGTCATCCAAACGCTGGATAGCACGACGGATACCAGCATCAGTCAATGCAGAAGCGTTGTTTGAACCAGCAACATACAATGTTGAACCGTCGCCACCAATGTAACCCTTAGTGTAAGCGGCTGTATTAGCACCACCTTGAGCGATACGACCTAGTTTAATCAAGTCTGTGTCAACTTGTTTACCCAAAGCGTAACCAGCGTCGTCTGTGTAGAACTGACGTAGTGAAGATAATGCTTGAGCTTCGACAATATCTTCAATCAAACGGCTGTACTCGTAGTGATTGTTGATAGATACTGTTACTTCTGATTCAGTTGCAGCAATCAAAGTAACTTGTGCGCCAGCAGTTTTTGAAGCTGCAGAACCACGAGTTGGAACAGGGATATGAACTGTATCGCCTTTTTTTCCTTTGAAAGACATCTTTTTAACTAAATTAGCTGCTACTAATGATTTTTTGTAAGCAGCGGCAATTTCGTCACTCCAAATTTCAGGGATGAATGTATTTGCTGTTGTGACCGTTACGTGGTCTGTACCTAGTGCCATGATAAATTTCCTTTAAATTAATAATTCTAAAATTACTTGACTCGTCCTTGGGCATAAGCACTCATGATTTCATCTTGAAGTGCCATATAGCGGTCAGGGTCTGTCATTCTCAGTTTAATAAGGTCTGCTCTTCGATATACTTTTCTGCTGGTTTCACCAGAGCCACCAACATCGACTGTAGCTGCCTTCATTGCCTGTTCTTGTGCTTTACTTTCCACTGCTGCTGTTTGAGTACTTTGATTCTGTTGTTTGATTTGTCTAAGTTCCTTGTAGGTACTTAACAATTCATCAGCGGATTCAAAATCATATTCAGCGTCAGCTTTAGCAAACAGATTTATACGAATTGCAGAAGATTTAACCCAATCTTGGAATCCAGCGTCTGATGCGACGGTGGCAAAATCAGGATGTTTAGACGACAATTGTTGTGCCGTCTTCATCTTCTTCATTTCTAAAGCTGCTTGTCTAGCTTCAAGAACTGCAGGATGCTTCTCTACTTGTCTGTTGACCGCACTAGCTGGGTCTGCAAAAAAGTCTTCTTCAAGCGATTCTTCAATCGGGGCTGCTATTTTCTTGTTGGAATCGAGTTGCTGTTTTAATAACTGGTCTGCTAAACTCCGAACTTCATGCACCTCGTTTGCTTGTCGTCCAATGAGCTTTTCAGCTTCTTGGTGCATCTTAGCAATTTCTAAAGCAGACTTACCTTTGTACTTCTCAGGTAATTCTTCTACAGGTGCTGTTACTTCTGGGGTTGCTTCGTTAGAAGTCTCATCAGTAATATTATCGGCTGTTTGGTTTTGGTTATCCAACAGTTCGTTGTCATCAATAAATTGGGCTGCCATTTTTAAAGTCTCCTGTCACCGTATCAAGTGATTTTAGGATTAATAATCTGAGGCTTTATCTGCGATAAAGGTATCTCAGGAGTTTTGTTTCTGCTCTAGTTTCTGTTTTTCAGCTCTATTTCTAGCCCACCTATCTGACGCACTTGGATGTAATCCAGAGAACGGTTCCAAATAAATTGTGGTTGCTGATAACTGCTTTAGTGCAGGTTTACTACAATCCTTACACGATACTTCTGTCACCTCATAACTAACAAAGTGTTCGTGCAAGTGTCCCTCTTCACAGAGGAAATTAAATACCCTAAGACTCATGCTGAGCTTCTCCCGAAGAGTCGTTCATGAGTTGTTCGTAGGTCTGTGATGAACTGTCTTTAAGGCTTAAAAGCCACTGAAGAACGTCTAACTGACCTTTCTTCATAAACAAATCATTTTCATTCTGTATTGCTGCTACTTTATTTATTCCATCAAAGAAGCCTTGAGCATCTTCAATCAGGTCTTTCCAACCTTCTGTTGCCATCATCGAGAATCTCGCCTCGTAATAGGCTTGTAGCTTTTCATCCATCATTCTTCTTTGTCCTTTAGGAGAAGTGAGTACTTACTTACTTATTTTTAGTATTTTACCACAACTTTATTAAAAAGTCAAGGCATTTCTTTACATTTGACGGTTTTTCTGCATCTGTAATTCTACAATCTTGCCTTTGTTCTCAATATCTTTCTCTTTGAGCATCAAATCAGCAATTTTGGCACGTTGTTCAAACTGCATTTGTGCGTTATCGCCTTCAATATTGGTAGAAAGTGAACTAATAACCTTTGCTTTTAGCTCTTCAGGCAGTAATTGGGTCTCAACTACAGTCTTTTGTGCTTCTGCTTGGTCTCTTTGCGCTCTAGCTTGCAACGATTGAGTGGTTGCTTGCTTCTGTTCCATGTCCATCTGCACTGCCATTTGTTGCATTTGTGCTTGCGCTGGGTCAGGTTGACTCATTTGTGTCAGAGCAGCTTCCATTTCAGCACGATTTGACAGACTGGAGTTCGCAATAATGCCTTTAAGGATAATAGGCAATACAGGAGTGTTAGGTCCTAGTGTTTGCAACAAGCCAATGAGCTGTTGTTGTTCGTATTCACGAGCCATAATACCCAAAGTAGCGGTAGGAATGAACTTCATGTCTACAGAAGGATAACGCTCAGGGTCAAATTGCATATAACGGAAAGCAGCCTTCTTAATCAATGGAACCATGAAGTCTTCTTGGAAGTTTGTTAGGGTGCGCTTGTATTTCTTGATAATTCCAGACACAGCCATTGACATACCAGCACCGCTAGAATCACGAGAAGCCTGTGTAACCATTCCTTGGCTGTCTAAAGTACCAGTTGCCATCAACAACATACGCTCAAACTCACGAGCAGTAGCAGCAGACTCAGGACTTGTTGTGCCAAAGTGAAAAGGCATCATAATCTCAGACGGATTGCCGTTAGTGAGAATAGCTTTACCGGGTTTAACTTCAAATTTAGCGCCACGAGGTAAGCGAGTAGCGTCCATTGCAATCATCGGAGCAGTTGTCAATGCAAGACTGTCTAAATGGCTACGAAGTTGTGCGTCGATAGCCTTTTGCATATTGTAGGCTTTCTCAACTGTGCCACGACCCCAGAAACGATTCGGTACTGTGTCATCCTGATACGCAACTACAGGACGGTCTTTCATCATGTAGGGGTTCTTCTCAGCCTTGAGGAGTAAACCATCATTAGCAATGACCACAATAGCCTCTACGAGGTCGCTGTAGTTGTCTGCAACTGAATCATCTGGGAACAGGTCAACTACCTCTTCTCCGTCGTTCTCAAGAGCTTCTAAATACTCTCTAGGGACTAATCCGTAGTAAGTTAAGAGTTTAACCTTGTCATCTTGATATTGAATAACTTCTTGAGTTACTTCTAGGTCGTCATCTATTCCAGCAGGTCCAATGTTAACCTTACGATAAATACCCTTTTCCATGCCTTCTACCACTTTGTGGATAGAGACAAACTTCTCAATTGCAACACCCATTGCTTCGTCAATCGAAGTAGCGTTAGGGTCAATCAAGAAGTTCTTAGGGTTAACTGGGTTGACTTTTACAAAGAATACTTCTTTTTCTTGCACTCCGTAGGCTGCTTGGTCACTGCCCGGAATAGCTTGAGTCTGAGGAATGTACTCTTTATCGGTCTTAACCATAATTTCACCGATACCAGTACCATAAATCTCTGCCATCAGTTCAATTGAGTCTACCGCTTTACGAATCTTGTAACGCTCTAAGTCTTCTTTTAATAAAGACTTGAGTGCTTCAACATCCATCTTGTTACCATTGTAGTCTTCAATGTCGTCTTTAATGTCAAAGAACTCACCATTACCAAACACAGCTTCCATGATTTCAGCGTGGCGGGTTTCTACCGCTTGCTGAGTGGCTGGACTGATTAGGCGGCTACGCTCTGAATCACGAGTCCTGTCTTCAGAAGCCCAGACACCACGAAAGATACGCTCGTATTCTTGCCAGTCTTCTAAGTAGTTCTGGTCACGACTATCTCTCCAGCGATTACAGTGTGCAACAACAAACGCTGTTAATTCGTTATCGGACTCAGAGGGTTCTTCCCACTTAGTGCCTTCGTTCATGTCCATTTTCTCAGCCATTATATTCCTTAGTCTTCGGTTGAATCTTTAAAGGGTTCATCAATGTATTCTTCTTTTTCATTGGTAATCGGACCACCAACGAGCCAAGCGTTGCAAGTACGAGTATCTGCACACTTAAAGTCAAACAGTTCACAAAAACCTAAACCAGCAGACTCTACTACATCTTCTGCATAGCTTTCTTTTTCTGCGTCAATGCCAGTACGAATACATTCCATCATGTCATGGGTTTGAATAAAGGCAGAGCAGTTACCACAACGCATAGACTTAGCTTGTTTTACATCAGTCTGCCATTCATTTGCTTTAGCGTTCCAGAAAGCACCATTAGGCTCATCTGGATTAGCAGGACCATATCCGACATTCTTAAATGCCCAGTCTCTGTTTTTAAGATTTACTTTTACATCTTGTGTCGCAATAGGACATTTCATATTAGTATCCGCTTATCACATCTAAAGTTTCCCACTCATCTCCGCCATCATCAGCATCAAAGTTAGGTCTTACGATTTGTTCAATGTACGCTAGAGCATCGACAGTATCGTCGTGTACACCTTGCGTTGGAAACATCAACAACTCATCTACAAATAAATCAAAGTCAGTTTCAGCGTTCAGCACAATCCTACCATGCTCAAAGTTACCCTGTAGCGCCCAAGTAACTCTATCTACTTTCTTTTTGTTACCATGCGTCAATTCTTCAATGTGAGCGTAACAGTTCATCCTACGCATCGCATCCATCAAAGGATTCATAATAGCTTGCTTAGCGATTCCTCGCTCAATCCCTACTGCCAGCGGCTGATACTCTTGTATGTTTTTGAGTATTCGCAGTGCAGTGTCTTCAGTTGACCAACGACCACATTCAATCTTGTCCACAAACCACACATTATCGTTATCTACCTTTACACACGCTATTGCGGTTTTATCTAATCGTTTATTGGTTTGCTTCTTACCGACTTCTTCAAAGCCAGCACAGTCAACTGCAATGTACCATGAACCATTCTTAGGTTCTTCACCGAACTTAATCCACTCTTCTTTAAACAATCCAGAACCAGCATTGTTAAAGGAAGACAAATACTCTTGGTTAAACGCAAAGGAACTTAATGTCCGCTTTGCTGCTTCAATCTCTTTAGGGTCAATTGTCTCGTTATCTGCAGTGGTAAAGTGCCAAGATTTCCAATCCTCATCGTCGCCTGACTGTCCTAACTGGAACCACTCATAGAAGTGATTGCGACCAGAAGGGGTAGAAATAAACATCGCTCTACCTTTTTTATCTGACAACGCAGCACGAAGCACTCGTTCCCAAATCTCTGGTTTAATAAATGCCATTTCATCCATTACAAGATATGATAGTGAAACACCCCTTAATGAGTCAGGATTATCTGCACCACGTACCAAAATCTTTATATCATTAATCAGTGTAATTTCAAGATTATTAATATGCGCTGATTTAATTACTTGTCTACCTAAGTCTTGTAACAGGTCAAAAATAATTGTTCTAGCTTGTCCAAGGGTCGGAGCCACGTACATAACGGATGACCCTTTAGGACAGTTTAATCCTTCAATCAACAATGTTATTGCGGATAACCGAGATTTACCACAACGTCTTCCTGCTGCAATTACCTTAAATCTGGTTTTATCAGTAAAAACCTGTCTTTGCCAATTTAGTAATTCAAAATTAAGTTCTGCCATGTTTTTCTATATAGTCCGCTGCATCTTTTAGCAGTTGTGGATTGTCTTTAAAAGAACCTAGTCCAGTATTACAAGGACTACATAATAAATCTCTTACAGCGCCTGTGGTATGACAATGGTCTACAGCTAAGGCTTTATTCCCAATTTTTGTTTTACACAAGAAACACGAGTAGTTTTGCTTTTCTAGTCGAACTTCGTATTCTTCTTTTGTAATACCGTAATTCTTTTGTAAACAATAGTCTTGTCGTTTTACTTTATATGTATCTTGTTGTTGTCTTTTCTTTTCAACAGCAGACCTACAAATTTTACAATGTTTTCTTCTAATACCTTTATCACGATAGTGCCAGTGATAATCTGTTTCAGGACGCTCTACAGCGCATTTCGTACATTTAATCATTTTATCCCTTTCAGAGGAGTGGTACAGGTGTTTGACCGCACGCACCTGCGACGTGCTGAAAGCTCTTACGAGTCGGTCCCTTCAGTTTTATATTCTACATCAGTGTAACTAATACTGTCAACTACTTCAGCTTCTTCTATCTGTGGCGCTCCCAAAGAAGTAATATTAATACTAATCTGCGGAGTACCGCCACCACTCTTAGCCTCAAAGCTAGATAATGGTAATAATCGTTCTCCACAGAACTTGAGCATTGCCCCTTGCGCTGGATGACCATCCGCCAATGCAGTCTCTATAATCTTTGTAATAACACTATCACCAGCAGTGGCTAGTAGTCTAGCCTTAAACTCAGCAATCCTAGCAGCATCGCCGGGAGGTCTACCCAGTATGCCGGGATTCTTTTTCTTGGCGATAGCCGCCTTTGTTGGACGACCACGCTTAGGTTTCCCATTGACAACTTCACGTCGTTTAATCTTTGGTCTTTTAGGTTTTTCAACCACCAACACTTCGTTTGAAGACAAATCATCTGACATGAGTCTTTATCCTAATAGGAGACATAAAAAAAACTAAAGCCCTATAAATACTATAGAGTGCTATCGGAAGATTCGTTGTTCGCTATCGGAGAGGGGGACAACCTATTGGTTTTCGTCCCCCGTGCTACAGGGCGCTATAACTTGTCGTCCCGAAGGGGACTATACAGTATCTTTATTGTGTGCTTTTCACTTGTAAAGCGATTTTAGCATACTTTCGTGATTCTGTCAAGCATTATTTTATAAACAGTGTTTAAAGTATCTAGGATAGGGTTGTCTAAGACGCCTACGGCAGCGCAGACAGCGTTCACAGTAAGGTGACTCACGCACTTACTGCGGGGCTACCTTAACAGTGTTAGCCTCCGCAGACCCTCCTTCAGAGGTGAGCATTTTCCATTCTAAACAATGTTGTCTATTTTATCTTTTATTTTCAGTAACTTACATTGCAGTGCAATACAGTCTATTTTACCTTTTTGTATGCTATGGCGCCTCCAACAACATTAACACATCAGCAACACCCCTCCCCCCTATGTCATTCTGCAGCGTTGTTTCTATACCACAGTGTTGTATTGACACCACAGTATCGCTATATTGGGGACAGAGTCAATATTATCTGTAATGGGGACAGAGTCAATTAAGTTAGTCTGCACTGACTTGTGTGTATGTCGATGTTGCACCACTACAGGGGGACATATCAGACCTACTTAGTTAGCAGCCACTAACATCAATACCTGATACTGTTCATCCATACAGTTGTGTTGATACAACAATTCCCATGATAAAGCAAGACAATGCCAGGCTAACATGACAATGACATAGGAATCGATTACAGAGCTTTTGAGAGCTTTTAGCCTGTTTTGATAGGTTAGTATTCCCAGTCGGAGAACTCTATTTTATTAGGGTAAACCCTTAGTCTAAAGAAGGTCTGAATCATTACAAATAGTTATAGTTGTTTATTTGCAACTTAGGGTATGTCCTAGGTATACACTAGGTGTTTTAATCCTGATACTACATTCATCGCAGCAAGCAATACAATTAGTAAATAAGAATCATTCTCAATAACAGTAGATAAGAAAGGCAATAAATCATGATGAACAAAAACACACTCACAGAACTCTTGAACGCATTGAGGGTTGAAGATGAATTATTATTAGTTGCAGGTGATTGGGAAATATTGGACCAGGTCCGCTTGGCAATTGATGCAGTTGAAGAGCAAATCACTCGTTTAGAAAAGGAATAATCATGATTCAATCAAAACGTAATGTACTTTTATCCTTAGGTTTTAGTCAACGCTCAGACATAACATTCATTCGTGAAACTGAGTTTAGAATTGAACTGTTTTACTTGTGTGATGGAGACTTCTTAATTCTGAATAAAGCATCCAACCTAGTAGCACGTCAGTCATTCGGTAGTTATTTTAATAATGTACAATCGTAATCAGTATCCTAACTTTGGAGATTTACAAAATGAAACAAGAAACTTACAATGGCTGGACAAATTACGCTACATGGAGAATTAATCTTGAATTCTTTGATGACGGGGCAACGGAATATTATACCGATGCTGATAGCTTAAAAGATTATGTTGTAAGCTATATCGAAGAAAGTAGCGAGGGAATAGCTAGGTCTTATGCTCTCGCTTTTCTTGATGAAGTTAACTGGCATGAAATAGCAGAAAATCATAAGGAAGAGGCAAACCATGATTAAAGAATCATATATTCTTAAAGAATCAGGCTCTTATTGGGTTTTAAAGTGCAATACAGGCTTTGACGTGATGAAGAATGTTGGCACACACTCAAAGACAATCGCCAGCTTTAGCAAGTCTCAATTAGACTTAGCTGAGGCATATTTTAATTACATGGTTAAGAGGGAGGTATCAAATGCTTAAATTTTTACAGGGTTGTCTATTGGGGTTGTTATGTTTTACGATACCCCTAATTATTTATACTTATCGGACTGGAGGGTTTTAAAATGAATAAAATTATATGCTTAATGGTTTTCTTAACTATGTCGGGTTTGTCCTATGCTTGTCAAACAGTCATAATCGACACCCCTAAAGGGTCACAAGTTTGTTTTATCTGTAATGATGGCAGATATGTGAATTGCTCACCATTATGAAACTAAGACCTGAAACAGTGCTCTACTGGCTTATTGGCTTGTGTCTATACACTCAAGTGATTCATTGGCTTTTAAATCAATTTTAAGGGGCTTTATAGCAGTTTTATAGTATACTTGATGTCTACCTATTAACTAAGAGCTAAAACGCTCAGAAGGGCTATATTATGAGATGTATTTGTTGCAATACAGCATTAAATGACTATGAGTCAACGATTCGGCATGGTATTACTAGGCAATTCTTGGAGATGTGCTCTACCTGCCTTAAATCAGTTGATGCCTATATCCCTGTACAAGTGCGTAACGACCTGTTAAGTGAAAGCGATACGGGCAATGGTGAGTTGTTGGAGGATGATGACTACATAGAAGATTATGACGATGACGGGATTGATGACTACTGGGAGGAGCGTTGATTCTGCCCTCGCTTGCGGGTATCATAGGTTCTATATAGTCTATGATGTATCTATGTTGTTTGCTATGAAGTAATGATTTATAACTAACATTAAGAAACAATCAACGATAGTAATGTCGTAAAGCATTATAGTCAAGTTTTAAAATGTTGTCAAGTGTTTTATTTTAACCACAAGTATTGACTTTTAAATTGTCTATGCTTAGTCTGTATCCTAATAGGAGGGGTTTATGTTGGAATTTGATGAGATGTCTGGATTAGAGCTAGAATACGCACAAGCGGAGCTACATAAGCACTTTGTCTTAGAAGAGATGGTGTCTTTATGTGGTCAATATGGCTATGAGGAAATTATGGCGGACTTCAGAAACCGCTTAAATGAAGCGATAGACCGCTTAGTCCCAGTAGTTAATACCGAGGTATAGGCGATGTTGCGTTATGCGCTTGTAGCGTGTCTTAGTGGGTTTTTAGGGTATTCTGTCGCTAGGGGTGAGATAGACCATCAGGTCTGTGGAAACTACACTACAATTCATAGCGACTGGTATGGGTGGTTAAGTGTTAAGGACGGGGTGTTTAGATGCTTTTATTTAGAATCTAGGTATCCTTATCGAGTTAAACAAGGAATAATTGAGGTGAAACCATGATTTATTATAAAGAAGAGCCTGTGGGAGTGGTAGCAAACTTTACTGTGACTGTGACCTATTCGGTGTCGGTATACGGCGATACGGAAGAGGATTGCTGGTGTGCTATTGAAGAGATGCCAGCAGAAAAGATTGCTAAAGAGGAAGTATTGGATATTGAGTATGAACTAAAGGATGTCGATAGTGCAGGATTCTAATAAACATATTTATTGTTTTCTATTGACAAAACTTGTGACATCTGTTATAATGTAGTTTTTGGAGGACACATGAAAACTTGTAAAACTTGTCAAGAAACAAAACCATTTACTACTTTTGGGCAAAACAAAGCACGCTCAGGAAATATGGTGTATTTACCCCACTGTAAAGAATGTCGTGCAGCAAAAACAAGAAAAGAAAGGGAACCAAACACACTTCGCACTTGTTCGTGTTGTGGGACTGGTTATAAGGTTTTAGGAGGCGGAGCAAAACAAAACTTAATGTTGTGCCAGTCTTGCTATCCAACTTATAGAACGGCTTATAGTCTTTGGCACGCTTGTTGGAGTCGGGCTAAAGACAAAGGCATTGATTTTGATTTAGACATGAACGAAATCCATCAGACACTTGTTAATGAGGTGTGTGCAAAAACTGGAAATAAGTTTGAAATAAAAACTAAAGGAAGAAACTATAAAGATAGAAGCCCATTTTCCCCAAGCGTAGACAAAATAGACCCTAATAAGGGATACACGAAAGACAATGTGCAAATTGTTTGTTGGTGGTATAACTTATCAAAAAGCACATTTACAGATGAAGAGGTTTTGAAATTATGCAAAGCAGTGATAGCTCACAATTCCTAAACCATGCTCCATGCCCCGATTGTGGCAGTAGTGATGCGTTGTCTGTTTACTCAGATTCCCATACCTACTGTTTTAAATGCGAGATATACACGGCTGGGGACGGCACAACAACACACACGAAAGTAGTTAAACCAATGAATAAGGACTTAAATTTTTATGACAATAGCTCTTCTACTTCTATCGTTAGTCGTGGTATTACTTCGGCTACTTGCATAGCCTACGGAGTAAGGCAAGACAATGGCAAACACTACTATCCTTACTTTGATGCTGACGGAGTAATGACAGCAATTAAGACTAGGCTAGTGGAAACCAAAGATTTTAGTATTGCTGGGGACTTTAAAGATGCTACGCTTTTTGGACAGAATCTATTCACTAAAGCTGGTCGCTACCTGACTATCTGCGAAGGTGAATTAGATGCACTAGCAAGCTACCAGATGCAAGGTAGCAAATACCCTTGTGTATCAGTACGCAATGGCGCACAAGCAGCTCTAAAAGATTGCAAAGCACAGTATGAATGGATTGATACATTCGAGAACATTGTGATTTGCTTTGATGCTGATGAGCCGGGGCAGAAAGCAGCTCAAGCAGTAGCGGAGTTGTTTGGTGGTAAGGTTAAAGTAATGAAGCACAAGAAAGGATACAAGGATGCTTGCGATTACCTTGAGAATAATGCTGGTAAAGAATTTATTGATAGTTGGTGGTCTGCGGAACAGTTCAGACCAGAAGGACTAATTAACGGAAAAGATTTATGGGATGAGCTAAGAGAACCGCAACGACTACCTGATGCACACTATCCTTTCAGTACATTGGATAATATGTTATGCGGGATTCGTGGAGGCGAGTTAATCACCATTGCTAGTGCAACAGGACAGGGTAAGTCTACTGTGTTAAGACAATTAGTACACCATTTACTTAAAACAACAAATGACAACATTGGTCTTGCTTTCCTAGAAGAAAAACCTGCACGAACAGCGTTAGGTATTATGGCTTTTGAGGCAGGGAAAGCACTTCATTTACCCCACACAGTTTACACTGATGAAGAATACAAAGCAGCTTTTGATAACACTATGGGAACCGGCAGATGTACAATCTTTGCTCACTTCGGTTCGCTAGACATTAATGTAGTTATGTCAAAACTTCGTTGGATGGCTAAAGCACAGGACTGTAAGTGGATATTCCTAGACCACTATCAGATGGTTCTATCAGGTATTGACACGGATGAACGCAAGGGTTTAGATATGTTACTAACTAGATTACGGACATTTGTTGAGGAAACAGGCATCGGTTTGTTTGGAGTATCCCATACTCGTAGAATTGAAGGCAACAAAGGACTAGAAAACGGAGTAGAAATTGGTCTTTCACACCTTCGAGGAACCCAAGGAATTAGTCAATTATCTGATGCCGTAGTGGGTTTAGAAAGAAATCAGCAGGCAGATAATGAGACAGATAAGAACACAACAAAACTAAGATTGTTGAAGTCTCGATATACCGGTGAAACAGGGTTTGCTGGTAGTCTATACTTTGACAGAAGCGCCTATCGTTTAATTGAAACCTTTGAAGATAACGCTCTTTAAATATATGTTGACAACTGAAACATTTTAGTGTATAATACTAAGAAAGGGGCAATATGACACGAAATAGAGCAGAGTATTATAGAGAATATTATCAGAAAACTAAAGACGCTAAGAAAGAGCAAAAAGCAGAAACAGGAAAAGCGTACAGAGAGAAAAATAAAGAATCATTAAAACAACGTAACAAGGAGTATTATTTGAAAAACAAAGAAACAATTTGCGCTCGTACAGGAGAGAATAAACGACATAAATACAAGGCTGACCCTGTGCAAGATTTGGCAAAGCAGAAACTATGGAAGATAGCAAATCAAGAAAAATACCTTTTACAAAATGCTAAAGCACGGGCTAAGAAATACAAGACTATTTTGAACATCACTGTTGAAGACATTGTTGTTCCGACACATTGCCCATATCTTGGAATTAAGTTAGAACCTTTTACAGAGTGGTCTTCGCCATCTCTTGATAAAATTAAACCTGAGCTAGGCTATGTCAAAGGTAATGTGCAAGTTATTTCTAACTTAGCTAACACAATGAAAAGCTCTGCTACACTAGAACAACTTGTAACCTTTGCCGAGAATGTGTTAAAATTACATAAAGAGGACACACTATGAGCAAAGATTTAGTCGAAGCAGCAAGAGAGTATGCGAAACAGGATGAGTATTCTGTCACTCGTAATTACATCAACGCATTGTGTCTAGAAATAGACCGATTGCGTACACTTAACAAGGATGTCTTTGGTCGCATACAAGACAATAAAGAAATCTATGCTGATGCAGAGCGTTATCGCTGGCTACGCAGTGCGTCATGGGATGTCGACCCTAAGACTGTGGCTCCATCTGTGATTGCCTGTAATGGTGATATGACTGAGTGGCGCTGGATGATTGGTAACGAGATTGATGTTGCTGTTGATAAACTGATTGCGGATGGAAGATGAAAGCAGTAGCGTGGGGAATGTTGGATAAAGATGGAGGTATTTATGACTCAATCAGTCCTGAAGAACACGATAGAGAAGAAGGGGCTTACACAATTCCACTCTACACCCATCCAGCAAAGACACTAACAGATGGGGAAATAGAAAAACTGTGGTTCGAAAATGTGAAACCAGCATTTACTTTGGTCCAAGTAAAAGATTTTGCTAGAGCAATACTAAAGAAAGCGAGTGAGAAATGAAGCCAACAATAAAAGAATATACGATTGAATTTGATACATCAGGTGGTTCATTTATATTTGGTAGGTTAATTCGATTATTTACTTTTCCAATTAAGTATGTTTTGTTTGGCAAAGCCAGTATTTAAGAAAGGCACAAGAGAAATGAGTGAATATACACCTGATTTGTGGACAATTGTGCGTATCACCAGCCCCGACAATCCACGGATTGATAAATTAGTTGGGTCTTGGTATGGAGGCTTTGGCGGTTCAGATGAGTGGCGAATGAATAGTGGTATTGAGAAGATTGTAGAGCATGAGTTATATTATGATGTCATAGGATACTCTGGCAGTGTATACAAGTGCTACAAAGATAAACAAGGGTGGAGTGCTTACACTAATATGGTAATGAACAACATGGCTACACAGCTTGAAGAAGGTGGCTTAGGTATGATGAGAGTAATCAGTATTGAGGAGGCAATGAAAAATGAACAATGAACCAGTAGCGTGGATGTGGAGAATGAAAAACTCTGACAATAGGTGGGAGTTAGCTTTTAATAAACCAATGACAGAACAGTTTTTTGATACTGAACCACTCTACATCCATCCAGCAAAGACACTAACAGATAAGGAAATATTGGAATTAACTAAGGATTCCACCATATTTGAATACCGAGAATTTGATGATGACATGGTTAGATTTGCTAGAGCAATACTAAGAAAGGCACAAGAGAAATGACATTATCAGAATTGTATTTATGGTTTTGTTTTGTGATTGTAAGTCTTGTTGGCTTATGGGGAATTTGTCTTTGCTTATCTTATGTAGCAATTTACTTGATTGAAAAAACAATGCGACATTTAGAAATTTGGAAAGTCTTTGTAGATTGGATTATTGAAAGAAGAAAGGCACAAGAGAAATGAGATTCATTATTGGGTGTTTACTAGGTGCGATTACTTTTACTTTTGCATTGTGGCTATCAGGATTTAATTTTGATGAGAGAAATGTAGGGGTTGCCTTGTTATTTGTAATGGGTTTATTGGCAAGTTTTATGGGTGGTCTTTTAGCATCTATGGCAGACCCAAATTAAGAAAGGCACAAGAGAAATGACAATGATTCTAACTTGCGGTTGTCGTTCTGATGATATTGACAATGGAATATTCTGTGAATGGGATACAGAAACAAGACAAGGTAAACCAGCTATTGCTTACGGTGTGCTGTGTGCAAAGCACTACATGGAATATGAAGCAAGACCAACAGAGGTAGAAAAATGATTGCTGATGATTTAGTTTACAGGTTAAGAGAGAGAGCAAGAATTCGTAAGGAGATAACCACTCGTAAGTCTGTTCAAGAAGGTAAGCCTGATAGAATTGCTAGTCTGTTATTAGAATCTGCGTTAGCTATTGAAGAACTACAAGGTAGGTACGAACTACTAAAGGTTAAAGGAATGATTGATAATGGTATGGAAATGCCCACCACTACACCTACCGAATTGGAATAATAAATGGAAATGGAAAACTGAAATGAATGAACACGAAGAACTGAAAGCTGCAGTGCGTAGTTTTTTTAATGACTACTTAGACCAACGAGAAGAATCAGACAGTGGTAGAGTGTTTGCTCCGATAGCAATATCAAACTGTCGTTGTATGACATTAGACCCTATGAGTAAACTGATGATAAAGATGAGAGAGTTATCAGGAGCTAAACCACCACCAAAGAGGGAAGAATAATGATTAATGAACACGATATTGCAGACCACGATTGTGCTTTGTACGAGTTAAACAAAGGCGACCATTTTATCATTGTTGATGACGAATTAAAAATACCGCCATTCCACGATGAAGTAGACAAAGCAGCACAATACTGGTTTGGACACATTGATGGTATGTATAGCTACTGTAAAGACCCTGAAGGTAATCCCGTGCATTTTGCTGCGTGGACAAAAGTGAGAAAAGTATGAGTAAGAAAAATATTAAAGTAGACGGATATGCTTGGATTGGCGAGAATGGTGCGATTGATTATGGTTTCTTTTTCGGTGATTCTGATGAGCCTGTGCAGTTTCAAACAACGCTAAAACAAATTGTTCGAGATACGCTAGAGGCTTATCGTGTCCCGTCTGGCGGAATTGCTAACTATCATTTAGAAGATATGCAGTTGTTGAGCAGGTCGCTTCAAGCAGCAAAGAACTTGATTGACCAAGAGATTAAACGCACTGAAGGTGTGGAATCAAATGATTAAATGGGCAGGCACAATTCTGTGTTTGATTGGAATTGCTTTGACTAGCCTAAACATCTTTCCGTTAAACCTCTGGTTTGGTTTAGTCGGTAGTGCGTTATGGGCTTGGTCGGGTGTCTACCAGAAAGACTATGCTTTATTCGTGGTTGAAGCAGTGGCAGTATTAATGTATTTTGGAGGCTTGATAAAACTATGCTTATGAACAACGATAAAAGATTTGACCTTGACCTACAATATGGACAAGTGTTTGAGAAAAAAGTAGCGGATATGTTGCAGAACAGCAAAATAGAAGTTAAGACTGAGCGAGATATGTGGAAGTCTACTGGCAACATTGCTATTGAATTTGAAAGTCGTGGTCGTCCTAGTGGTATTGCCACTACCGAAGCAGACTACTGGTTTCATAACCTTGCTAAAGGTGATGAGATTGTCATGACGCTGGTGTTTCCGGTAGCTAAACTGCGCTACTACATTGGCGATAATATGCCAAGAATGGTTCGTGGTGGAGATAACAACACTTCTAGAATGTACTTGATTAGTCTTACGGATTTGGTTACAATCATCGAATGAGAATAATTCTTGATATTGAAACCAATCTAGCACATGACAAGATTTGGTGCGTAGTTACTCGTGAGGTTGAAACTGATTTGGTCTTAGTTTGGGACGAACCAGCAGGACTGCAGTTTTATATGAATCATACTTCAGAGATTGTGGCGCATAACGGCATCTTCTTTGACTTCCCAGTATTGAAACGAGTTTGGGGTATTACTGTGAAAAAGGCACAGGTAGTGGATACGCTAGTGCTGTCTAGGTTGTATAACCCTAGCTTAGAAGACGGACACAGCCTTGCTGCTTGGGGACAAAGATTGGGATTTGCTAAAGGCGAGTTCACTGACTTTGATGGTGGTCTTACAAAGGAGATGGAAAAGTATTGTATTCAAGATACTTTAGTAACAAAGAAGCTGTATGAACATTTAACTCAGGAGATGAAGAATGACTATTCAAAAGAAAGTATCAAGCTCGAACACGAGGTCGCAATCATCATTGCGGAGCAAGAAAGAAACGGCTTCAAACTCAATGAAGCTGGGGCTTTACAATTATTATCTGTACTTAAAACTAAGCTGGACACTATTCAGGTTGAAATGGCTTCAATCTTCCCCGATAAAGTTACCAGCGGTCGGGTTCACAAAACATCGGGCAAGCCTCTTCGGGACATCATCGAGCCGTTCAACCCCGGCAGCCGTCAGCAAATCGCCGAAAGACTCATCGAAAAAGGCTGGAAAGCCAAGAAATTCACGGAAAAAGGCAGTATAATTATTGATGAGAATGTTCTTGATGAAATAATACAGGAAAACTAAATGTTAACAGTAGATAGATTAAACACATTATTTTATGAAGTAGACGGAGTTCTGTTCTGGAAAGAGGACAAACGAAATAATCCTGTAAAAGATAAAGAAGCAGGCTATCTTTTCAGAGACGGATATAAACGAGTTAAAGTTGATGGTAAAATTTATACAATTCATCGTTTAATATTTTTTAAACACTACGGTTATTTTCCTGTAGAGATTGACCATATAAATAACAATAAACTAGATAACCGGATTACTAATCTTCGAGAAGTTACTAGATGTCAAAATCAGTGGAATAGACCAGTAAAAAGAAACAGCACAACAGGTGTAAAAGGGGTTTACCCTCATTTTCGTGGGAAGTTTTCCGCTGAGATACGACAGTCTGGGACAAAGCATTATTTAGGATTATTTAATACTGTTGAAGAAGCAGCAAAAGCCGTGCAACAAAAAAGAGAAGAACTACATTGTGGGTTTGTGAATCATGGCTAATCCAGAACTTAAACAATGTGCTGAAAGTTTAAAAGAATACTTAATGCTTCAGAAGCGGATAGCACAGATTGAATCGTGGCTAGAAGCGGTTAAGGATGACGGTAGGGTTCATGGTCGTGTCATTACCAATGGCGCTATTAGTGGCAGAGCTACACATATGTCGCCCAATATGGCGCAAGTACCGAACATGGACGCAGCATATGGAAAAGAGTGTCGTGCATTGTGGACAGTAGAGATAGGCAATGCTTTAGTTGGTATTGACTTAGCACAATTAGAACTTCGTTGTTTAGCACATTATATGCAAGACGAAGATTATACAAATACATTATTATCAGGAGACATCCATGAGAAAAACCGCCAAGCAGCGGGTCTTTCCAGTCGAGGAGAAGCCAAGCGTTTTGGGTTCGCATTTCTTTACGGGGCGGGTGGCGCAAAAATTGGTCAGATTCTTGGTTGTTCAGCGAGAGAAGGACAAGCCGTTATTAATCGGTATCTCAAAGCAATGCCAAAACTCAAAAGTCTTCGTGATAAGGTTGAAAGATTGTCTGCAACGGGGACGCTTCCGGGTCTTGACGGTAGGAGACTTAACATTCGTTCCGCACATTCGGCAGTCAATACACTCTTACAAGGCGCTGGAGCTATTGTCGCCAAGCAGTGGATTATTGAAACCACGAAAATGCTCAGGACGAACAAAATACCTTATAGACTTGTTGCATGGGTACACGATGAAATACAGATTGAAACTCCGCAAGCCTACGCTGAAATCGTTGGTAAAACCTGTGTCGAAGCAGCAAGGATTGCAGGGATGGTTTTAAAAACACGATGTCCTATGGATGCGGAGTATAGTGTAGGAACAAATTGGAGCGAAAGCCATTAATGAACAAAGTAGACGATAACGTAGAAGGAATGATTGTCATTACCGCCTACAAAGATAACACCTATAAACTAGAATCTTCTTTCCAGTTAGATGAAACACATGACTTTTTAAACAATGCTCTTTCTGATATAGAAGAGGATAATCTAATTGGTTTTGTGCCAAACTCAGGTGAGCATTTACATTAAACTATTTCACATAGTGGAATTATTATACAGAAAATCTGTTGTATAATAAACAGGCAGTATTTCTAAACGTAGTAGATAAGGAGATTTAAAATGGAATTGAAACCAGTTAAGATTCAAGCAGAAGTTCAGTGGGCTTTTTTTGACAAAGTAAACGACATGAGTGGCAAGTTCCAATGTGATTTGGCTAACCTGTCCACAGCAGCCGTTGAAGCGTTGGAGTCTATTGGTCTTGCACCACGCAAGCGTGAAGACAAACCTGAAAAGGGTTGGTTCTTGACAGTGAAGTCAAACTACGCTATCCAGCCATTTGACAAAGATGGTAACGAGATTAAAGATGTAGTTGGTAACGGCTCTAAAGCAATTGCTTTGATTAAGCCTTATAGCTGGAAGTGGAAAAACAAGGATGGTGTATCTGCATCTTTATCCAAGATTATCATTACTGACTTAGTGAAGTATAACGCTAGTGGTGATGACGATACTTCGATTGAAGACTTGGACAACGACATCCTGTGATAACTGCTCTCATTGATGCTGATAGCCTTTGCTACGCAGTAGGTTTCTCTAGTAACGATACAGAGGAAGCTATTGCGATAGCAAGACTTGAGGAAACAATGACTGAACTTTGTATGGAATTGGACTGTGAAGATTACAAGGGCTTCCTAACGGGCAAAGGTAACTTCCGTGATGCTATTGCAGTTACAGTTCCGTACAAGGGTCAGAGAGTATCTGAAAAACCTGTTCATTTAAAAGCACTGCGTTGTCATTTAGTGACATCGTGGGGCTTTACTGTTGTTCAAGGAATTGAAGCAGACGATGCCGTTGGTATTGCTGCTTACGCAGTTCCTGAAGATGAAACCATCATGGTTCATATTGACAAAGACCTTAATCAATTTAGAGGTTGGCATTACAATTACCGGAAGAAAGAAAAGTATTATGTCTCAGAGTTTGAAGGCTTAACTGCTTTTTACACTCAGATACTCACTGGCGATAGGATTGATAACATCATTGGACTGAAGGGTATTGGTCCTGTTAAAGCTAAAAGGATTCTTAAAGAATGTACAAACGAAAACGAACTATATCAAGCAGTCCTCAAAGCCTACGAGGGCGACCAGCAGCGAGTGTTGGAGAACGCACAACTCCTGTGGCTCCAAAGAAGCCTAAATCAAGTCTGGACACCACCAAGCTCGTCTTAGTTGAGTGGTTAGACGCACTTGCTCAAGGTGAATGGCACGAAGCAAAGCGTGAAGATTTAAAGTGTAAGTCAGTTGGGTTTGTTGTGTTTGAAGATGATGAACAAATAGAACTCGCAGGGACTATCACCGTTGGAATGTGTAATAACAGTATTACCATCCCTAAGAAGATGCTTACAAAAGTAAAGGAAATAAAACTTGAAAACAAGCTCCGCAAAAAACAAAGGGCGACTGCTACAGCAATGGACAGTAAAGCAGTTACTGGCGAGGTATCCACAACTGACGGACAAGGACTTACGAAGCTGTCCGATGGGTAGTCATGGTGAAGATGTTGTGATGTCTCAGTTTGCTAAGGAAGAAATGCCAGCAACATTTGAATGTAAGTCTTTAGCAAAGATTGCCGTCTACAACTATTACGAGCAATGCAAAAAACATGGTGATGGTGAACCAATAGTTATTATTAAACAAAATAACTGTAAACCATTAGCAGTAGTTGATGCAGAACTGTTTTTTGATTTAATGGCACAATAGGAGAAACAAAATGGATATGATGCAAGTAAAGTTTGAACTAGAAGATGTTGATGGTCGTATTACTAAAGAATTTACTGTTGAAGATTTTGAGTCATGGACTAATATTATCCTAAAGTGTGCTGACTTTTTGTCTGCTCAATACGGTTATGGAATTTCTGAAAAAGTGTTGTTTATTTCTGACTATCCTTCTGGTCGTGATAAAGAATACAGCATCAGCAAAAAAGAATTTGAAATGATTCTTCAACATCGTAAGCGTGAACAATCAATCGATTCATTATTTGATGATTGGGGCGATGACGAATGAAAATATGTAAGACCTGTAAAGTTGAAAAAAACCTAACAGAGTTTTATATCCGTAATTTAGCGTGTAAGAAATGTTGTAATCAGAAAGCTAGAGAATGGTCTAAAAATAACCCCGAAGCTGTAAAACAGTCGAGTCGAAAAACAAAACTAAAACAGAAATATGGTATTAGTGTTGACGACTATGATAAAATGTTTAAAGAACAAAATGGTGTTTGTTTTATCTGTGCAAAAGAACACCATCGCCGTCCTTTAAATGTTGACCACTGTCATAAAACAGGAACTGTTCGTAAGTTGTTATGTGATAAATGTAATATGGCGCTGGGGCTTGTAGAAGATTCAACAGCACGATTAAACAAACTTATGGAGTATCTAAATGCGTATTCTGCTTCTTGACATAGAAACATCCCCAAACACGGTGCATTGTTGGGGGCTGTGGCAACAAAATGTATCGATTAATCAAATCATGGAATCGTCAAAAACACTATGCTATGCAGCTAAGTGGCTTGGTGAAGATGACATCTATTTTGATTCTGTTCACCAATCTAAACCTAAAACAATGTTGAAAGGTATCCATGCTCTTCTGGAATCTGCTGATGCTGTTATTCATTACAATGGAACTAAGTTTGATATTCCTACTCTCAACAAGGAATTTCTCCTCACCAAGTTACTTCCTCCATCGCCTTATAAACAGATTGACCTATTGCGTGTGGTTCGTAGTAATTTTAGGTTTCCTAGCAATAAGTTGGATTATGTTTCTCAACGTCTGGGGCTAGGAAAGAAACACGCACACGAAGGACATGACTTGTGGGTTAAGTGCATGAACGGCGATAAAGATGCGTGGAAGAGGATGGAAGAGTACAACATTCAAGACGTAGTGTTACTAGAGAGTCTTTACGATAATCTTCTGCCTTGGATTAAGAACGCACCTAATCGTAACCTGTATCAAGATATTACTGGGTGTCCTACTTGTGGTTCTACGCATCTTCAAAAGCGTGGTACAGCAGTTTCAACAACTGGTTCTTATCAGCGTTATCAATGCAGAGATTGCGGAAGCTGGGCGCAAGGAACTAAATCAATTAAAAAAACTGTGGAGGTAAAACATCTTGGATAATTCACCAGTAGCAATGCCTTATCCTTACGGTTATACAGACGGTCAGGAGGACTGTGGAGACAGTCTTTCCCGTCAGGTAGGTGGTAGTCACTACAAAGTAGCTGCTATTCAGCCTTGGGACGTTATGGCTGCATACGGACTTGACCCTTGGTCAGCAAATGTGTTAAAATACTTACTTCGATTTCCTTACAAAGCAGGTCGTCAGGATTTAGAAAAAGCACAGCATTATATTGAATACCTCATCACGCATTACGATGAAGTAAACGATATGTATTACAACAAATAGAAAGAGAAAGATGCCTTTACTGCTTCATGAAATAAAAGAACGATTGATTGCCTTAGATGAGATAACACTCTTAGAGCTTTTAAACATCAGCAGTGAAGAAATCGTAGAGATGTTCTCAGATAAAATTGAGGACAATGCCGATAGACTAGAAAAAGAGGTTTTATAAAATATGCCATACACAATGACTCCGTACAACACTTTTATTGCTAAATCAAGATACAGTCGCTATCTTGACGATAAAGGTCGTCGTGAACACTGGAATGAGACAGTGGCTCGATATTTTGATTTCATGGAGAAGCATCTAGCAACAAAACAAAACTACACACTTACAAAAGAATTGCGCAGTGAACTAGAACAAGCTGTAAACGATTTATCTGTAGTACCTAGTATGAGAGCAGTAATGACAGCAGGACCTGCGCTAGAGCGTCAGAACGTAGCTGCATTTAACTGTTCATATTTACCGATTGATGACCCTAAAGCCTTTGACGAAGCGATGTATATCCTTCTCTGTGGCACTGGTGTCGGTTTTTCTGTGGAGCAACAATATGTTAAGAAATTACCTGAAGTCCCGGAGCAGTTGTTTGATAGTAAGAGTTCTATTGTTGTGTCGGATTCTAAAGAAGGATGGGCAAAATCACTTCGCCAACTCTTGGCTCTTTTATACGCTGGCGAGATTCCAAAGTTCGACGTATCAAGAGTTCGACCTGCCGGAGCAAGACTCAAGACCTTCGGTGGACGTGCTTCTGGACCCGGACCTTTGGAAGAGCTTTATAGATTCTGTGTTGCCAAGTTTAAAGGAGCAACAGGTCGCCGTCTCACTTCCCTTGAGTGCCATGATATTCTGTGCAAAATCGGGGAAGTTGTTGTTGTGGGTGGAGTCAGACGGAGCGCAATGATTTCTTTGTCAGACTT